CATCTTCCCGCCGACCGGGATGCGCAACGACACACCGCACTGCTCGACGGTCACAAACCCGTCGTCAGCTTCAGCTTCCCGCGCCGCCGCCTTCTTCTTCGGCTTCTGATCCTGCGGTTTCGGCGCAATCATTGGAATCGGTTCAGACATTTGCTTTTACACCGGGGCGATGACGAACGTGCCCGGCGTACCCAGGCTGGCGCCGCTACCGCTGACCGCGCTGGCGTGGGGTGGCGTGATGGTGTACGGGCCGCCAGCGGAACCGGACACGGTCCAGTCGGCCGACGTGTAGCCGTCATCCAAGGCCACCAGAGCCGATTTGACGGTGGCGGCGGTCGCGTTGTAGGCGATCGCTGTGGTGGTGTTACCGCCCCACGTCAGGGTGAACGTGCCGCTACTTTGAGTGCCTAAGGTGGCTGTCCATTGGGTTGTGACCGCATCGCCGACCACCTGGAAGATGTCGTTGTTGGCGTCGGTGGTGTGATGCACGGTGATCTCCGCGAACGACAGTTCCCCGTCGATGATGCCGCCGTGCGACTTCAGCTCCACCGGGGCCGCGGTCAACGAAACCCAGATCTTGGTGCCGTTGGGGACGTCCTCGTCCACGAACCGGTACAGCACATACACCTGCACGTCTTTCGGGGCGCCGAGCTTGTTGGCGGCCGAACCGGGCAGCACGATCTTCTTCGTCGCCTCATTGGTTTCCAGCGCCGTGAAATCGGTTGTCAGCTTGCCCTTCTTCAGCTTCACCCTGAATTTGGGGTGGCCGAACGCATCGTATTCTTTGACCTCAATCGACGGGTTGAGCGCGATGCCCTTCGTCGAGTCGATCAGGCCAGTGAACTCCCACCCGAGCGCGTCGAGGTCATCGTCAGGCGCTGTGGGGATGAGCGCCGTGATGTTGGTGACATCGGATTTCAGGGCCAGCCACACTTCGGCCTGGTCCGGGATGAGAGTGTTATCGGCATTAACGACGGGAGTTGTCATGTGATTTTCCCTCCTTCAAGGGCGGTTTAATGCCCTTGCGGGCCAACAAAACCCCGCCCAGGGGTCTGGGTGGGGCAGATTGTGATGTGTTATTGCGGTACTGCTGTGCGGGCTCTGGCCCGCACCGTGAACGACGCTAAATCGCCGCGTGTTTTATCGTCGCGGGCTTCGAGGACACCTGTTCCGGGCAGGATCGCGGCGACACCGGGGACATGATTGGTCAGCAGCCGAGCCAGTGCGGCATGCACATAGGTGCGGTTCCGGCCTGACGTCCACGACGTCACCCTGATTGTCGGTGATGTCGCCGCAGGCCACACCACCAACGGGTCCCCATCGTCGGCGACCAGCAGGACCGGGTCCGATCCGAGAGACCAGTCGTCGGGAAGCTCCAGCCGCACCGACAATGTTGGGAACCGGGCCGCAAGATCAGCTTTCAGCCAATCTTTGACGATCCGTGCGACGTCGACAGGTTCGCGGTCAGTCACTTCGCCTTGACTTCCAACCCGGCCAAGGACGCTGCTTTAGTCAGCGTGCCGTGTTTAGCTTGCCTCGCGGCGGGAATGGTCACCGAGGCTGCCGCACGATCTGTGGTGTAGTGGTTCACCCAGACAGCGTCGCCCGCATTTTTAGCGACCTGCTCCCCAAGCGCCCGAATCTCGCCGGCGGCCAGCACCTTGAGAACTTCAGCCGCGCCCCCATGGTCAAGTGTGAAGGTCATCCTTGTCCTCTCGTGCACAGCACCTCTAAGCCGCCGACACTGCCAGCCCACGGTGACCGCCACTCATTCACGACGACGTTGAACCGTTCACCGCGAACCGTCAACAAGTCGCTGTTCACCACATCGGTTCCGAGCGTGAAATAGACTGTGCAGGCAATGGTTTCGATGTTTCGTTCCCGCTCAACGATTTCTTGGCCGCCGCCGGGCGCAATCGCGATAGGCGTCAACAGAGCATCTGTTGCGGTGATGAGTTGACCGTTCTCATCCCGGCCGCCGCCGCGATGCCGAATCACCTGCTCAGACATCAGTAGGCGGTATGTCGAAGCCGTAGATGCCGCCGCCCCCGCTATAACCGAGCACCGAATGCAGTTGCATCGCATCCGCGGCAGTATCAACACTGAACGCGCCGCCAGACGTAGCCGATTTGCAGATGTTGCGCAGCGCCTCAATCTCCGACGGCCAAAACAGCGACTTGCGGCCGGTGAACTGGAACGGGCCAACTTGCTGCATCCCGCCAGACCCGGACTCATACCACCGCAACACCGCGGTCCGCATCACCGCTTTAGCTTGCGCCACCTGCAGATCGGTGAGAGTGTCGCCACCCAAACACGGGGCCGCCAAAGTGGCCAACGCGACAGCGTCAGCCACCAACCGCTCCGCAAGGTCATCAGCGATGGCGGCGAAAGGAGCCAGATCGTCGGTAGTCAACAGATCAACCACGTTCTAACTCCCTTCGCTACCAGTCGATTATCAGAACGTTGCGGTGCCCTTGGTGTAGACGCAGAACGCATCCTTGGAACCCATCACGAAGCCGTAATAGGCTTCCACGAGCAGCAGCACCAGGTTCTCCTGGAAAGCACTGTGCCAGGTGGTGCCGTCGTAGTAGGACGCCTCCTTGGAGATACGCACGGAGATGTCCATACCGACGCCGTAGGCTGCTTGGCCCCAGTCGCCGCCGACAGCCCTAAGGAGGGAGTCGGTGCCGCCCTGGCCGCTGGCTGCGATCGTCGCATTCGATGTTGCCGCCGTGCCGCCGGTCAGTAGTGACTGGTCGACGGAGAACGGCGCCGCCGGGGAAGTCACATTGGATGCGACGTCGGCGAACGTGATGGTGTAGGGGCCGCCCGCGGAACCGGACACCGTGACACCTGCGTAGATGCCGCCGAACGCCCGCACCGCGGTCTGCACCGTCGCCGAGGCGGCGTTGTAGGCGATGTCGGCCTGGTTGCCGCCCGAGAACAGCCGGAACGTGCCACCTGTGGGGGTGCCGTTGATGGTGACGGTCTGCACCTTGTCACCGGCACGCCAGTACCTACCGGAAACGCCCTTGTTGAAATAGGTTTGGAATCCGGCGATCTGACCTGCCGAGTTGCCTGCGTTGTTCATCGAATCGGTGTAGAGCGGCCGACCTTGTGAGTCGATCTGCAACTGTGCGTCGATCTTCAGGCGCGGATCGGCAGCCAGACCGGTGAAATCATAGTTTTTGTCAATAATCTTCCCTGCACCGTTCACGATGTCGACGTACAGGCCGCCGGCACTGTTCGCGGTCGTACCAAGCGCGACCGTGTTGGTGGCCTGATTCAGGTACTCCGGGAACGGGCCCGCACCGCCGGTACGAAGCGACTTACCGTTGATCACCGCGTAGTCGAACGCCCTAGCGATGGCGGTAGGAAGGTCCTGCACCAGCTGGTCGTACAGGCCGCCGGGGTTGGTCATCGCGACCTCTTCCGACACCGGGACGAGCAGAGCAACCTTCTTGCCGGTCATCTGCTTGACACCGACACCGACCTGCGCGGCGGGCTTGACGCCGCCCTCAGACACCCAGTCGGCGACGGGGACATCCATCGGGATCGGGATCGCCGTGTTCGCGGTGAGTGCCAGCGGTACCCGGCGGGCCAGCGCCTGAACTGCGGACTGCTCGGTGGCCTTCGCGAAGATCGGGGCCGTGATAGTGGGTGGGAGAAGAACTGAGGAGGTCGAACTAAGTTGGGTTGCCATGATGGCTCCTTAGGAGAGTTGCTGTTTTATGAGGTTGGCGAATTGCTGGGCCGGGTTGCCGGCGCCGCCGGTAACGGTTCGCCCTTCACCCGGCACGAAGCCTGGCGTGCGGGGCTCTGGGAGTAGAGCTTTGAGTGATGCGGCGTGGTCCTCGATGTCGTCGAGGGTGGCGCCGCGCAAAACGTCGGCGGGGATCCCGAACTTCTTGGAAACCTGCGCCTTCCAGCCGGCGACCTCTTGGGCTGACCTCAACGCGGCGGCTTCCTTCTCAGCTGCCTCCGCGCGTTCAACCTGCCTCTGTAGGTCAGTTTTTTGCGCCTCGGCGACCTTGTCGAACTCCGCAGCTTTTGCCTTTAGGTCGTTGTAGTCCTTGAACTTTGCCCGTTCTCGTTCCAGTCGAGTTTTAATCGCCTGGTCAAGTTCCTGCTGGGAAATGATTGGCGTGAAGTCGTCGCCAGCGGCGGACGTGGTTCCGCTGGTTTCCTGCTCATTGCCGTCCATATTCGACTCGTTCTGTCCAGTACCTTCGTCACTCATTAGTCACTCCATCACCGGTCGTTAACCGCCGACCGTCGGCGTAGCCCACCGCAAACAGGTGGGAAGTCTTTTACAGGTTGTCCGCGATCCACTGTTTGACGCGGGCTTTCTCTTGGGTGTTGTTGGGCCGGTCGGACGGCTTATACGGGCCCACAGGCAACGCTTTACCGCCCCAGGCGGGGATGGCTTGGCAGTAGCAATGCTCGTGGCAGGCGAACGTTGACGACGTTTTCGTATAAACGCCGCCCCTTGATGCGACCATCAAACAGAATTTGCAGGCCCCCGCACGGGTTTGACGCATATACCCTTTAGCATTCGGGTCTTGTTCAGCGGAGTGGGTGACGGTTTTGTTGGCGGCGTTCACCAACCGCTTCTGCACACCCCCGGTAGCCCGGTACTGCGCTGTCACCAGGTCGGGTTCGGGAAGGTTCAACGGTTGCGCAGCCCAACCCGCTAACGCCTTCGCACCTAAATCGCCGAGTGGTTCGACGATCGCGGCGAACCTGCCCGCAATGTTTTCGGTGTCACGGAGGTGGTCATACCAGTCCGCCGCTGCTGCCGCCGCCGCTAAACCCCAATGATCCAGCAGCGGCGGGATCACCTCGAACAGTGCCGGCACAATATCTTTGGCCTGCAGCGACCATATCGGGTCGAGTTGCGCTGTCGCCTCATTGGAGATAGTAGCCAGCGCCGGGGCGAGGCTACTGTCCGGTCTGGGCGGTGATGCTGTCGTCATTGCCTACCTGTGAACCCTCCGCCAACGCAGTCCCGATAGCAGCCTGCTCCGGCGCGCCTTGCGCGAGGGTGGCTGCACCTCTCAGCGCCAGCGACTTCAGAATCAGGCGGCCCTCAGCGCGCCGCTTCT